TGGATCGTTGCGCCAATTAGGCTGTTCCGCGGTATGGATCATATGATCCCGGTAACGCTGTTCGTAATTGGGATCGACTTCGATTTTAGTTTCGCCGTTCATCATTTTGTACTTGCGCACCACAGGCATCTCCGGATCACGCCAGTCGAGTCGGTTGTCTGGTGGGAGTTTGCGTTTCATATCCGGCGCTTTATGATTTGGGTTGGTTGTGGAGGGAGAGTAAGTCCGAGTTGGGTAAGCAAGGACTTACCCGCAGCGGATGTTGAGGCTTTGGGTTTTGAACACCAACTTTCAGCACAAGTTTCGTAATGCTCGGGCCCGGTCATTATCAATGGTTCAAACGATCGAAGTGAACCCTTTACAATAAACTCGCCTGATGGATCGAATAAGGCAAATTCACCATCCTCACGCTTTGTGATTTGGAAACGATGGGCGCGATAGAGGGCGTATTCGTCGGTCATGCGATACCTAGCTTGCGCAATACGGCCAACGCCGCAGCGCGTTGTTCATCGGTTTGGATTGGAGGTTTGCCATTTTTTAATGAAACCGGCGCTGATGGTGCGGTGTAGTTGCGTTCATAGGACGGGAGTTCTTCGTAACGGGTACGTAGGAAGTTGAGGGCTTTGCTAAGCCCCCCTTCGGTTTTGGGGTAGGATTGAATTAGCGGCATCGGGTTGTTCTTGACCGGGACTTGGATATAGACGTTGCGGTCATCGACCCAGCAGAGGAGTGCGTGGGCGGGGGGAGATGGTGCTAGGGTTGCGCTCATAGTTTCATCTTTCCATGCACGAGTATGGGAGGGTAAGTTAGTTCTTCGATCAAATCGCGCTTTATATGTTTCGGCAACCGATGGTCTTGTAGGAGAGCAATTTTCTCTCGGTCTGCATCCAGACAACGCTTAACGGCAAGTCTTTTCCACCGCCATATTTCTTTCCATTCAATCTTAGTTAGATTGCGTGGGAATGATTGGAGATGGAAAAGGACTTGCATCAAATCCTCCGATTAATCTTGCCAATCGTTGGGTGAATGGCCCCCGTTGCTGGATTCGAACCAGCGTTTGCGGAGTCAAAGTCCGCTGTCTTACCATTAGACGAAACGGGATCATGTTCGATTATTGTTGAAGGTTCGGAGAGTTCGTAGGAGGAATGGATTTCATCAACGGCATCGGGGCGAAGTGAATCTATATGCGTTCCGCAGTAAGCACAGACCTTTGGGTCATCGACAGATGCAGCATGACCGGGACAGGCATGTTCTGCGTATGGATAGTATGGAAGTTCAACTTCGTCGGCCTGTGCCAGTGCCTCATCCTTCTCAACCCCATCAGGCATTTGTTCGGGATCGTTGTCCTCATTACAAACCGGAACCAGCACTTGCTTGTTGTCGAAGTCATAGAAGCCGGAGGTATCCTGCAAACGGTTGTTTAGCATAATCGGCAACATCTGACGATGACGACAGGTTGAACGATGACCTGCCGGGCATTCGCACTCGGATTCGGTGCAGAGATAGGAGGATTCGACGTTGAGTTCGTTGTCGAACTTGGTGATGCGGTATTGGTCGCCGTCACATTTGAGGTTGTAGATGCTCATGTGGTTTCCTTTCCTTCTACGCTATCGTCAGATTCCGTCTCACCGCCGGGGCTGCGGATTGGATGAGGGCGCGAACCACACTTGCGCGAACAAAGACGTGATCCCTGTCGTCCGTCAGCAGGCATTCTTTTGCCGGGATAGCGATAGCTGGATCACCCGGCGCATCCGCCACGTCCGCGCTCGGTGGCGTGGGGGTGGCGGCAAGCGCGGCGTTTAAGGCATCCGTAAACCGCTGCCAGTCAAGCAGCGATCCGGTGTTTCCGGTTGACGCCATGCGCTCTATTTCGCGAGCTAGAGCCGGATGGTGCTCAAAGGTGTTCCCGCGCGCCTGCGCATCATCCCCCGCCTTCTCTGCCGGGGCGATGGCGCGCAGCAACTTCATGAAATGGCGCGGGTATAGGTCGTGTGCGTCAGCAAGTCCGCCAAAAGCTGCAATTCTTTTGTCACCATAGTCTTGTGGTCGGTTCTCAATAATGCGAGCCGCCTTCAAGAATGGTTCCAACGCCTCCCGCACCCCTTCGCCCGGTGATGTGGCGGAGAGCACCACCTGTTCAAACTCGTAGGCCAGTTCATGAATTTCTCCATGAGCCTCGTCGGCGTTTGGCTCTGTTGGGGCAAGATCGTGCAACAGGTCATCAATTTTCTTAATGTGCACTCGGATTGACGAGATCAGTCCCGGCGCGGCGATTTCATCCTTAGTCATTTCAAAAATCCCCTTTGATCCATCCCCAAGGCGTCTGCTTCGCCTGCATACTCCTCACAATCTCCGCAACGGTCGGATTGGACTCGAAGTATTGGTTTGGAGGATTTGGTTTGGCTTAAAAGAACGATAAGATCACGCTCCCATGCGGAATGATTGAACGTGAGGCCGTTGGGATAGGTGGTGATGTGGTCAGTTGGGAAAGTAGGCATGAACGTGCCTTTCTGATTATACCGTATAATACCAGATAAGGGGTTGAATGTCAACCCCTTATTTTACTGGTGGGGCCTAGATGCCAAAGACCTTTTTGGCGAGACCGAGGCCGCCGATCAGGAACGCAATTCCTGCGCCTCCGATCAGGGCGAATCCCAGAAAGAAAATCGGTGGTGATGCAAACAACCATCCCAGAATACTAATCAGGCCACCGGTCAGCGTCACCGATATAACGATATGGCATAGCGCCTGAAATTCATAGTTCACCATGGTCTGTTGACGGGCAGCGTCAACAACAGTTGGGCCGTATTGGTCTTGGAGTTTGGTAAATAGTTCTGCGATTTTGTCCATTACTTGCGCCTCCGATAGCCTTTGGTTGCATGAAGGATGTAAACCACATCGCCATGGGTCAGGTTGGCGAGATGATGGCGGCCGATTGCGTGTTTGCGGTTGATGCGAGGTAGTGCTTCAACCTCAATCATCCCTGCGCGGATTAGGAGAGGGTTGGGTTTTGGGTGGCGTTTACGGGATACTGTGGGCATGGGCTTTCCTTTCTCTGTGAAGCAGACACAAAAATGGCCCCACACTTTACGCATGGGGCCATGGGTTAGTTACTGATTGTAGGTTTCTTCGGTACCGCCGCCAGAGAACCACTCATCGCGGGACCAGACGCGGGTGCCATCTGGACGATAGATTTCGGACCATTTCTTCCCGGCGTAAGGGAGTTCAGAAGCTGTCCCAGTAGTCTCGCCACCACTCGTTGGAGAGGAAGGCTCGTGAAGGGGAGTAGGGTCCGTTACACTCTGACCCGTCTCACTAGGCGTAGGCAAAGGGGTTTGCCCTACACCGGAACCTGCGATAATATCCACAGGCGGGGTGAAGTAAGTGTCGGTCTTTACATCCGGCACAGCCTTTCCCACAGTCGGTTCAGGCTTTGGCGGATCAAGATCAGTAATCGCTTCATCAAGCCGATGAGACGCTGTGCGGATAGCTTTGAGAGAGTTATGGATAATATCTTCCAACTCGATAGTGCGAAATTGAGCATTGTCACGCTCGACCTCCAGCGAGCGGACCTTGCTTTCAAGCTGTGAGATTTCATCCTTCAATGAGAGAATGGAAAGCTCGCGCTTTTCAACAGTCTGTGAGAGAGTGGAAACCTGCGCTTCCAATGAGGAAAGCTGTGAACGGAGTTGCGGCTCTCGGGTCAATGCTTCCGAGGCGACGGTAATGGCGGACAATACGTCCTGAACGCTCTGTGACATGTCAGTTCCTTTGTGGGTTGCGTTTCATCAACATCTTAGACGTTGCCTAGGGCTTAGTCCCATGTTGATCTTTGCAAGGGAAACCGGATGATCCTGACCATGCGCGCTAGTCATTGCTCATCCGGTTGTCGCTACTGGCGACGGTCTGCGACTAATGATCCTGAGCCTACCTTAGATCATCGGATGTTAATCCAAGTCTTGCGTAAGGTTGCTCATTGCTCATTAGTTTAGGCGGTAGCTTCTGCGTCCGGCTTGGCCTTGGCCTTACGGCCCTTAACCAAACCAGCCTGCTTCGCGGACAGAGGCTTGTTCTTCGCAGCCTCTGCCTTCTTGGCCTCGCCCTTTGCCTTGAGGGTGGCGTCCTCCTGAACAAGCGACTTGATGTCGATCGGGAGAGGGGTTTCCGCCCGCTTGGCAAGATTGGCTTCTGCCTCTGCGATGAGGGAAGGATCGGCTGCGACCAGTTCCTTGGCTGCGGCAGTGATGTCCTTTGCGGGCACGTAGGAGATTTTCATCCCTGCGGCCTTCATGGCATCCTTCACCCGAGCGCGGGCCAAACGCATGGCTTCGGTGTTAACCGCACCGGAAACCTTCGTCGCCTTTGCCTTGCCAGAGAACTTGATATTCCCAGCCAAGATTGCTTCCACATTCTTGGCTGCGATAATCATCGCCTCCTTCTTCACTTCCTCGTCAGAGCCAAGGTCTTTGACCGTGACCTTAGACATACCACGATTTGCCAGAGTCTTGAGGCCCTGCAAGAGGGCTTCGGCATACACGGCTTCCGGGAGAATGTCGGTGTCAATCTCTACGACGCCCTTGCCCTTCGTGATAGGTACCTGCATAATAGCCATTGGATTGAACTCGCTATTATCTTCAACGGGTTTGCGACCCTGCGCGCTTGGGACATTGTGTCCCATCTATTGCGTACTTGTGATAGCAGCGTCATAAGGACTTACTATGTAGCGGTCCCTCGGCCCACAAGCCTTGTCAATAGAACTTTCGCGTCCGAACTATGGACACGGATTAGGCAATGGCAAGACCTAATCCCTATCCTAGCCTAACGATTGTCAAATAACCTGATGGCCTCATCAGATGCAGCGTAACTGCATGACGCCCAAGAGGGCGTTTCGGCCTTAGTCCATTCGACAGACTTCAAACGATCTGTCAGGTTGGATAATCGCTACCCATGCGTGTTGATATACAACAATCTGTTCATCACGCAACTGCATCTTGGCGAGGGGTAGAACTGGATCATCACCGGGATAAGATAGCGTAAGATCGTCATTCAACGTAAAGCCATTGAAAGGACGCCAGCCTCCACCATGACTGTACATTTCATGTAGTTGCGCCCTTGCAGGTCTATCATTGTTTGTCGAAACAAAGTCAGGGATATACCCTAACATCTCGCGAGTTGCTTTTGGATGGATGTATTCGATCTGCATTGAACGGCTCCTTAGTTACACCAAGCAATCACCTTACATAAGGCATTGTATTTGATGAAGTTAAACGCTGACGCTAGATCATCATAAATCGCTATGGGAAGGTTGGCTTTATCCACAATGAGATAGACGATCATTGAACGGCTCCTAGGTGAATGGTTGTAGGTAATAGGTACAGCCCCGCCTTCAGCGCTATTCTTTGACGTAATACAAACTGCCGTCGATTTCCACAATCTTCCATCCAACAGGGATAGAAGAACCATGAGGCATAACGGATGGGGAGACAGGGAAGCGTTTATCGTGATCCATGAGGGTGCCCTTTCTGCGTTGGCGTGGATATTATAACCCGTTGTGCGTTGCACAATCAACCAGCGATTTTGCATGGCAGTCATGCCGAAAACGCATGACTCGATTAGGGTAATTGAGCCCTTGACTCAATAACAACTTGATTAGGCGTATCTTCATCTTCAAACACTGAGATGATGTCACAGTCTTGCATTTCGCCTATGTCATAGGCTATTACCTTATGAGCCTGTGGCATTTTCTTCAACTTCTCAATCAATTCCGCTACGGTCATGGGGCAATCTCCACGCTGTCCATCATGCAATCACAGTCGAAACATTCTCGCTTGAAATCTTCAACATCCATAGCAAGAATTCGTTCTCCATAGCCTTCTGTATCATTCTTCCAAGGCCATTTGGAATGTTTAGCGAAACTTTCCATAAGCGTTGGAGCTTCCACAATCTCAATAATAAGATCGTTGTTTGACCAATCTATATGACCTACTGCGAACTTAGGCATTAGATATTCTCCCATGTTTTGTCATAGATGGTATCCACACAGCCATCTAGATCATGAATCTCAATCCGTTCAACATTGTTTCCATGAACAATGTTAGTCTTTGCGTAGTGTACGCAAATGAGATATGAATGTGATTCGTATACAACCCGCCAATTAGTTCCGGTTTGTTTAATCCTAACTGTGTAAGGCATTACTTCGTACCTCCTTTTGCGTACTCATCCAATTTCACATATTTTGCTGGGCCAAGCCTAACCCAAGCCGTGTTGTTAATCCACTCAATCACTGCATAACGAGGCAATGCCTCAAGCTTCGCGATTAGCTGTGGAATGTTCATGACTTAGGCTTCTTTCTCGGTGGCACTTTGGGATAACGCTTTGCCACGTATGGCCGCTTCGCCTGCTCAATCAACTCCGGCTTGAACAACTTCCCAACCAGTTCCTCCGCAGCCTTACGTTTGGCCTCGCCTTTATCACTAAACGGAGTGTCCAATCCGCTAAGGCTTTGATCCTCAATTCGTCTATCCCTACGGATAACCTCAATCGCCTTACGATTAGCCGCTGCATAATGCTTGCACGATTGGTCATGCGTATTCCGCAACTGCGCTAGTATCTTCTCTAACGGATCGGTCATATCTCACTCGAAGCTCGAAGCATCCAATCGCTGCTCATTCCCCAACTATACCACACAAATCGAAGGAAGTCAAGCACAATCTCCCCTCACAATCCCAAGTAAACCCCAAGTTACCCCCAAGACACGCCCTCATTCGCAGGTCAGAGTTTTCTACCACTCCGATCCCTCCTACCCTTCCTCTCGCCTACCTTCTCCCAGTGCCTCCCCACCCCTACTACTGTTTCAAAAAAAAAATCACTTAAAGAAGGGGTAGTACAGAGGGGTGAGAGGCGGCGGGAGGCATGGGCGTGACAAGAAACTCTGACCCGACCACTTGGGCTTTGCTTGGGGTTGTCTTGGGTTGGACTTGGGATTGTGGCCTGTGGCCTTGGCGTGGCGCGTGGTGCGATTGTGGCGTAGCCCGGCTACCTACCTACCAGCCTGCCCTTGCGCCTACCAGCGCCCTCGACAAACCGTGAACAAACCTCCTCATAAAAATAGGGCGCCAGCCATGACAGCCAGCGCCCTACCTTGCACCCGATCAGCCGTGTTTCACATAACCCCAGCCAACCGGACCAATCCCATGATTAGCATCACCATGCCAATGAACATCCCACCGAGTGCGACCTGCAAATGGCTCATGTCCGCGCCCCGGCGTTCCGCTGGCTGGCGAGAAACTCGCTTAGGCTTTGCTTTGCCGGGCTTGCCTTGGCCGGTTTCCGATCATCATCGACAATCGCCGCCGACAGCTTCCCGAACCGATAGCCAAACACCAGCTTCTTCCCTTCTGGTACGCCTGCTTGCATCATCACTTCAAACTCCGTCCTCAACGTCGCCGCTTCCCGGCTCTTGGCCTTGTACGCTTCATACGCCTCCCGTTGTCCATCATCCAGCGTTGTCACATCAATCTCTGACCAAACCGCATTGCTGTCCTTAGCCATCGGTGTCTCTCCACTGTCATGCGTATGCCCTATCGCATCGCCCCTCGATTGTACTCGCGTTGCACCGCACCATTCAACATGTTTAAATGCATCCCTGCCATGCGTCAGCCGCATCGGTCATGGGGGCGGGCCCAAAATTTTCGTCTCGGCCTTGCCCCATATACCTTCTTGGCAAAAATTCCCAAATTTCAAAATAGGTCCAAACGCTCCTTCTTCTCTATGTCTGCCCACTTGACTTTCAGCGGAATGTGTGGTGCAATGTGAAGGTAAGGTGGGGAGTGGTGCGATGATTTTGGACGGATTTATTGACGTTAGCCAATCGCTGAAGTGTGGGGTTTACGCCCTTGTATCGCAAGGGCAGGTTGTATATGTGGGCAAGTCGAAGTGTATGCTAGTGCGGATTTACTCCCATCGCAACGCCAAGCGCAAGTCAGGGAGTTTGCCGAGTTGGTTCCCAGTTAAAGGAATTGCCTTTGACGAAATCCACATCCAACCTTGCCACCCCGATGCAATTGACGAACTCGAAAACCGAATGATCAATCTCTACAAACCCAAGTTCAACACCTTACTCAAAACCGAAGCAAAGATCAATAACCCATTCAACCTCAACGTTGGCGGAATCCGCCTCACCGTTCCTTGCGGTACCCACCCAACCGTTCCTCAAATCACTCGGCGCATATGACCTTACATCGCGGACGCATTGGAAAGTCAGTCGAAATCCTCGGCATTCGTGAGTTGACCCGAGACGATCTTGCATGTCTCCGCGAACCACGGCAAGTTTCCGCAGCGCAAAAACTCCGCGATCCTCATCATCGTCTGGCTCGACTAATTGCCTCAGGCATTCGGCTAGGCGAAGCCGCTGATCGTGCTGGCTATTCCTACTCCCGTGCCGCAGTCCTCCACGCCGACCCAACCTTCCAAGACCTTGTTGCGAATTACCGCAAACAAGTCGATGCCGCATTCGTTCAATCCCAAGATGAATACTACGATCTTGCAACTTCCAACATGCGCAAAGCCGAACGGATGATTGCGGAGAAACTCGAAGCTGCGGAGGAAGAAGGCGAAACCCTTCCAACCCGCGACCTAATCGCTATAAGCCGAGATGCCGCTGACCGTTTCGGTTATGGCAAGAAGCAAACCAATCTTAACGTCAACGTAGACTTCGCCGCCAAACTTGAAAAGGCAATTCAACGATCATCGGTGGCCCGCGGAGCGCCACCTATAATCGAAGGCAACCTAGTTCGCAAGATTTGAATTGGGTGGTGATCTGCGCACCACTCAATGGGAGGCCCGGCTGATGGCTCGTCTGACTGATGAACGGCGGTTAGTTCTTGAGCCTCGCCGGGCTTACTCAATTGTGAGGGCATAATGCCTGAGGTAGTTCGATTACCAGTCAACAATCTAAACGACATTCCAGCAATGCTTCGAAAGCTTGCGGATCGAATCGATTCAGGAGATTTAACAGAAACTAAAACTACATTGGTCATAATCCCCGTACCAGATGAAAATCCAATCCTCATTGGATATGGCGACATCAATGGCCAAAATGATCCAATGATTCAATTACAATATTGCCTCCACTGGCTTTGTGCAAACAGAACCTGTAGGCTAGGATAATGGATGAATCCCTCCTCCAATGGCTAGCCGATGTCAAAGGCGATCCCTACGCCTTCACCATGGGTGCATATCCTTGGGGAGAACCCGGTACCGTCTTGGAGAAATTTGATGGCCCAGATCAATGGTCAATTGACCTCTTCGAGCTCATCCGAGTCGGCATCCTCAATCCCGCCGAAGCAATTCAAATCGCTACTGCATCCGGACACGGAATCGGCAAGTCCGCTACGGTCTCTTGGATCATTCTATGGGCCTTCTGCACATTCCCGGATACGCGCGGTGTTGTTACAGCCAATACCGAAACCCAGCTCAAAACAAAAACCTGGGCCGAACTCGGCAAATGGTTCAACCTCTGCTTCTTCGCCCGCGACCACTTCACCCTAACCGCCACCGCCCTATTCTCCAAAGACCCTTCTCGCGAGCGTACGTGGCGCATCGACATGATCCCTTGGTCAGAGAAGAACCCTGCCGCGTTCGCAGGTCTACATAACCAAGGCAAGCGAATCCTCCTTGTATTCGACGAAGCCTCCGAAATCCCCGACATCATTTGGGAAACAGCCGAAGGCGCCCTAACCGACAACGACACCGAAATCCTTTGGCTCGTATTCGGCAACCCCACCCGTAACTCCGGGCGCTTCCGTGATTGCTTCGATTCCGGACGCCATGCGGAGTTCTGGATTTCCCGCCAGATCGACTCCCGTTCCGTTAAAGTTACCAACAAATCACGTTTCGAAAAGTGGATCAAAGCCTATGGCCTCGACTCCGATTTCGTCCGCATCCGCGTCCTCGGACAATTCCCCCGCATCGGCGAAATGGAATTCTTCTCGGCCGCTGACGTTGACGCTGCCATGTCCGCCGACCGAACTGTGTTTGTTGACGCAGCGACTCCGCTCGCCATCGGCGTTGACGTTGCTCGCTTTGGCTCAAACAATTCTGTCATCTTCCCACGCAAAGGGCGTGACGCCCGGTCAATTGCTCGGAAGGTATTCAATGGCATCTCCACAACCGAACTCGCCAACCACGTCCATGGCTGCTACAATGAATGGAAACCCGATGGCATCTTCATCGACGGAGGCGGCGTAGGTGGCGGCGTTGTAGACCAAGTTCGCAACCAACGCCTCTACTGCGTCGAAGTCCAGTTCGGTGGCAAAGACGACATAACCGGAGTCGTATTCGACAACGCAGGTGAAAAATATTCCAACAAACGTTCCGCAATGTATGGCGCTGCCCGAGCATGGATTAAATCCGGCATGCTTCCTCAGGACGACACCCTCCGCACCGCTATGCTCGCAATCCGTTACACCTTTAACAAAAAGGACGAAATCCAATTGGTCTCCAAAGAGGACCTAATGGATGACAATCCCGGCTTAGTACTCGACGACCTCGATGCATTCGTCCTTACCTTTGGTGGCCCACTCGCCCGCAATCCATTCGCTGGTAGCGAATTCGGCTACCTCAAAAAGACTGATCAAGCCGAACATGAATATGATCCATATGAATCTGAAAGGATGGCGTCATGATTAAATTCAAATGGGAACACGGTCCAGAACTTCTTTGCTCCGTTGATCCCGTCACCCTCACCACTCTCGCCCTCGCTGGTGGTGTTGGTGCTGGTGCAGCTTCAATGGCAGGCGGCAATACCCCAACTGCCCCAATGTCAGCTCCAGCAACTCCCGGTCCGCAGCAAAACCCAATCGGCACTCGTGGAGGCCAGTCTGCCTCCAATCAACAGCCCTCCTTCGTTGGTGCCTCAAGCCTTCCACAACAATCTGGTTATGGCCAGAAAACGTTATTGGGACAGTAACGCCATGGGCATCGTCGTTCCAATTTCCAAACCATCCACTATCCAACCCACCCCACAACCCTCTGCGCCTGAGGCCTTTACGCTAATGGCCGCGGCCCAAATGCATAGCGAAGGTCGCCTCCTCCCAACCAAGGAATCGCCAAGTGGCAAGAGCAGCAATAACTCCAACTGAACAAGCTCTCTACACCTTCGTCGTCGGACGCCTTATGGGCCTTCGCGTCAACCGATATTCATGGTGGACCCATTGGCGCGAACTCGCAGACTACTTCCTTCCACGCCGTTACAAATGGATCGTCACTCCCAACCAAATGGGCCGTGGCTCCCCAATCAATCAACACATCCTCGATTCAACGGGAGTGATCTGTGGGCGCAACCTCGCAGCTGGCCTTGTATCTGGCAAGTCAAGTCCTACTCGGCCTTGGTTTCGGCTACGTGTGGGAAAGATTGATTCTACGGAAACGTCACCCGTTAGCCTATGGCTTGCCGAGTGCGAGCGACTTCTTTATCTGATCTTCGCCGAATCCAACTTCTACAACTCCATCGCACAATTCTACTACGACCTTGTGATCTTCGGCACAGCCACCCTCCTCTGTTACGAAGATTTCGATAACGTCGTCCGTTGGTACAACCCATGCGCAGGCGAATACTACGTTGACATCGACGGCAAATACCGCCCCACAATCTTCTACCGCGAATTCACCATGACTGTTGGCGCAGTCGTTGACGAATTCGGCATCGACAACGTAAGCACCGCAGTAGCTCAACTCTACAACGATCCCGGTGGCGCTAACCGCACTCGTGAACTTATCGTCGCTCACGCAATCGAACCCAACGATGATGGCAACGCAGGCCGCTTCGGCATCCCTGATCGTTGGGCATTTCGCGAAGTCTATTGGGAATGGGGTGGTTCAACCTCTCCTCAAGGTGGCTCAAACCAGCCCCCCGGCTTCCTACGCAAACGCGGCTATCACGAATCCCCTGCGATCATCTGCCGCTGGGACCTTGTTTCCAACGATGCCTATGGCCGATCCCCTGCAATGGACGCGCTCCCCGATCAAAAGCAAATCCAACTCGAAACCAAGCGCAAGGCGCAAGCCATTGACAAGATGGTCAACCCTCCACTTGTCGCTGACATCCAACTCAAAAACCAACCAGCCTCTCTCCTCCCCGGCGGCATAACCTACGTCAACGGCTACACTTCTTCCGGCAAGCCCGGCTTCTCCTCTGTCTACGACACCAAATTCCCTGTAGCCGAAATTACCGAGGACCTTAACGAAGCCAAGGCTCGTATCTCCAAAACCTTCTTCAACGACGTGTTGATGACCGCCTCTCAATTCGAGACCCGTTCCAACGTCACCGCAATGGAATGGGACATGCGTAAGTCCGAGTCCATGGTCCTACTCGGCCCCGCTCTTGAACGCATCGACCATGAAGGCCTTTCCAAATGCATCGATCGAGTATTCTCTTGCGCCAATCGAGCAGGCATTCTCCCTCCCGCGCCGCAAGAAATCCAAGGTCAGATGATCAACATCGACTACGTCTCCATGCTCGCGCAAGCTCAACAAGCCGCTGCGTCCGGTGGAATCGAACGCCTGTTTCAAATCGCTGGCAACCTCGTCGCCGTTGATCCATCCGTTATGGACAACATCGACGTTGATTACTCTCTTGACAAATACTCCAAACTACTAAACAATGATCCCAAGATGATCAGAAGTCCGGAAGCATTGGCGGCAATTCGGCAACAACGTGCGGATCAACAAGCCCAAGCTCAACAGGCGCAAATGGCAGAGCAATATGCAAAGGCTGGCGCTAACCTCTCCAACACCGACCTCGGTGGCGGCGTTAATGCCCTGCAAGTCGCGGGAGGCGTAGCACCCTAATGCGTAACGCAGCTGATCGCAAAGACATCCGTCGAGCCGAGAAGCTAGCCAAGCTCGAAGCAACACACGACCGCGAAACTATTACCTACTTAATGTCCACCATCAACGGCCGTTCTTGGATGTGGCGCCAACTTGAACAATGCCACTGTTTCAACGATCCGTTCACCGGCGACGCACTTCGCGAAGCCTACCAGAAAGGCGAGCGTAACTTCGGACTACGACTCCTAGCGCAGATCAACCTGTACTGCCCAGATCAGTACATACAAATGGCGAGAGAAGCAAATGAGCGATACCTCAGTAACAACCGAGACCCCGACGCCGACTCCGACTCCACCGCCTCAGCCGAACACACCGGAAGCGAGGAACGAGGACGGATCGTTGAAGAACGCGAACTCCACAACGACGGAGACAACTACTCCTTCCACAACTGAAACCCCTGCCGATGACAAAAATAAAAAGCCCGAGACACCCACCGGCGCTCCCGAAACCTATGCCGACTTCAAGGCTCCCGAAGGCGTAACACTTGATAAAGATGCCATTGCATCAGCCATTCCAGTATTCAAAGAACTCAACCTTACCCAAGAACAAGCGCAGAAGCTTGTGGAATTCCAAGCCAAATCCGGCACCACCGCGGCACAAACTGCATACGACGAAATCCGTTCCGATTGGCGCAAAGCGGTCTTGGCAGACCCAGACCTTTCCACTGGTGGCAAACTCAAGCCCGACGTTCAACCCACCATCGCCAAGGCCATCGATACCCTTCCAAAAGAACTCGGCACTGAATTCCGTAATGTCATGAACACCACCGGCGTTGGTGACAACCCTGCTTTCGTCAAGGCAATGTACAAATTCGCCCAAGCCCTTACCGAAGGCACACACGTTTCTGGCAAAGGCCCGGTTGAAGTCAAAGCCCCCGATGCCAAACCAACATCCGTCGCTTCGGCGATGTACCCCAATTTGAAATGAGTATGCCTCAGAGAGGTTGAACGCTATGGCCAGATTACTCATATCAAATAACCCCGTAACCTCAACCTCTCTTAGGAGAATAAACCAATGGCTGTAACTGGCGGCTCACTTGCCCTCACGTACGCTGATTGGGCAAAGCGCATGGACGACGGCTACCACGTGGCCGCGATCATCGAGCTTCTGTCCCAAACCAACGAAATTCTCGACGACATGCTCGTCATCGAGGGTAATCTTCCAACTGGCCACAAGACCACCGTCCGTACCGGCTTGCCCCAAGCAACTTGGCGCTTGCTGAACGCTGGTGTTCCCAACGCCAAATCCACGACTGCCCAGATCACCGATACCTGCGGCAATCTGGAAACCTACTCCGTTATCGACAAGGACATTGCTGACCTCAATGGAAATACCGCTGAGTTCCGTCTCTCCGAAGTCAAAGCCTTCCTCGAAGGTATGTCGCAACAGGTTGCTTCCACTCTCATCTACGGCAACCAGCACATCAACCCTGAACGCTTCACTGGTTTCGCTCCGCGTTACTCCACACTGAACACTGCCAACTCTCAAACTGCCAATAACGTCCTTGATGCTGGCGGTACGTCCAACACTAATACTTCCATGTGGATCACCACTTGGGGTTCTGATACCACTTGTGCCACATTTCCCAAGGGCAAAATCACCGGTCTCCAACACCGTGATATGGGTGAGTGGCCGGTTCAGGACGCGGCAGGCAATACCTATCAAGCCTACCGTGATCACTTCAAGTGGGAAATTGGGCTCGTTATGCGTGATTGGCGTTATACCGCCCGTATCGCAAACATCGACGTCACCCAACTCACCGGCGTCAGTGCTGCGAACCTGATCAACCTGATCGTCCGTGGCCTCTATCGCCTGCCCACCGCACCTGCCCAAGCGACCGCAATCCAGACCTCGGACACCCCCGAGGTCCGCGCCAACATGGGCCGTGTGGTCATCTACTGCAACCGCGTGATCCGCACCTACCTCGACTTGCAGGCGATGAACAAAACCAACGTCCTCCTTCGTCTTGAGGAGTTCAATGGTAAGGTCGTGACCACCTTCCGTGGCATCCCGGTCCGCACCGTTGATGCGATCCTCAACAATGAAGCGCAAGTTTCCTAATAGGAGGAATGCAATGATTCTCGACAAACTTCTCCAATTCTCCAGCGGTCAGGTTATCACGGCTACCGCCAACTCGACAAACATTGTCGATATTGGCCTTGGCCTCCAACCGACCGCAAACCCCAATGGCAGCGCAATCCCTACCCCTGCTCAGGGCGGCGGTGCGCGTGATCTCGGTATCGGCAACTCAGATGCTGGCCTGCGCATGATCGTGCAGGTTGGTACTGCCTTCGCTACCCTTACCTCCCTCACTGTCGCCCTCCAAGGCGCGGTGGATGATGGTACGGGTGCACCGGCAGCGTTCTCCACTTACTGGTCAGGCCCTGCGGTAGCGGTTGCCTCGCTGGTAGCTGGCGCTCGGCTCTACGATATGGATGTCCCGCGCCCGCCACAGGGCATCGCGGTTCCACGGTTCCTTCAACTCGTCTACACCGTTGGTGGTTCCAACGCCACCACTGGTACCTTGGATGCCTATATCGTCGGCAATCGTGACGATCAGATGTATAACAGCACCAATAACGCCATCCTTGGTGGTTATCGCGCTGGCATCAACGTGGCCAACTAATGGAGCGTAACATGCGCAAATGGTTACTCATTGGCGCTATGGCTGTGGGGCTTATGGCCCCACAGGCCTACGCCCAAAGTGTTACACAGAATAATCTCTCTGGTAACGAATGCTGGAATGTTGGTCAGGGTCCGGGTGGGCCCGGAAGCTATATCTGCTCCAATCTCGTACGTAACTCCGAAGCTCAGATTACCACCACTATCACAGGTAGTCTTACCATCGGTACTGGCGCAACGGCATCATTAGTTGATGGCGGCAATCTCCTCGTTACCGCTCAACCAGCTGCTGCAACTATTACCCTTCCGCCGAATCCATTTACCGATGGCGGAATCGTACGTATTTGTAATGTCTCCGCAAGTCCTTGGGCTACCAACGTAGTTACAGTTGTTGCCAACACAGGACAAACTCTTTCGATTGCGGCGCCATTGACTACCATGGCAGCTAGCACTTGTGCTACCTTCCAATTTAGTCGCCCAACCACGAATTGGTATAGGATACGCTAATGAAAAAGCTCAGTGCCGCACTTCTCATCTATCTCGGGCTGGCGAGTGCGGCGCTGGCCCAAACCCCCGGCGGTGTGCCATCAACAATGGCCACCATCCCAATTGCTGGCACTGTTGCCACTTCAACTCGAATCATAACTGGTAACGCCTCGAAGCAAATCTACGTTACCGCCCTCGGTCTAATCCCTGCCGCAACTTCCGTAGTCACACTCACCGCGGGAACCGGAACCAATTGCGGAACCAACACAACCTCCCTCACCGGCGCAATGACCTTCACTACCCAAGCACCGTTCTTCTATGGCTCTGGATATGGCGCAGTCCTCGTACTCCCTAAGGGCTATGATCTTTGTATCACAATCGCAACCGCAGCAGCGCCGGGCACTCTTGCCTATGCGCAGTATTGAAAGGAATACGTTATGGTCGAATGTCCACAATGGCGCCTTCGTCAGCCTCATTACCTCAACGTTCCCGGAACGCAATGGGAGCAGACCGAGGTCTCCCGAGAGACTGGTAAACAGCATCGTCAATCCTACAACGTTCCTATGCTTCTCAATCCCAATGACGCAGCGGATTGTGACCGCAATGGCGAAGTCATTGTTTATCATCACGTCGATGGTGCAAAACCCCCGCGTGGCCAAGCTCATCAATTCATCGGCGACCCCACCCCGGAAATGGAGCCGATTAACGACGAAGCCGAAGCTATCTCCGCAACCTTTACCGAGAAGTGGAGCAAAGCCTTCGACACCTTCCAGACCTCGTCCGAAGGTGACTTCACCGAGAAGCTTCTCAATAGTATGCAGCGCGCCCTCGACACCGCTGTGAAATCCAGTGGAGGAATTCCGCAAGCTGCTCCGGCAACGCAAGTTGTATCGATTGAGGAATTCAATGCCCTCAAAGAACAACTCGCAACAATGCAAGCTGCGTTGGCTGCCAAACCCGCTGACGCTCGGAGGGTGTGATGGGACTTATCATCGGAGGTTCTGGTGGAACGCTCGCCTTCTCATCGGCCTCCGGTGGTAAGGTTTATGGCTATAACAATATTAGTGACGCCGCACCAGTTGTTGTAGCTAATGAAAACTCCGGTCGCCAAAAGATCACCTTTCACAATCCCGGAACAAATGACATTCTAATCGCTCCGGTGTTTGTGCAGAATGTCCTTGGCACCGCTCCAGCGCAAGCATCAAATGTTGCCTTTACTCCAACCACAGTATTGATGGGTGGTTGCTTTCGCGTCTATGGCAATGGTGGCACCCTATCAATTACTGGTGAATGTCAGGGCGCATGGCAAGCACTTGGCGCAATTGGTGCTGGCGCTAACAATCCGTTAACTGTGATGGATAGCAATACGTAGGATGAATAATATGATCCGTAAACTCCTCCTCGTAACACTTCTCGTAGTTGGCTTCTCTACTAGTGCATTTGCGCAGAACACAACTTGCGCCAACAAACCAGCAAGTGATAACTCCAACGCTTGCGCCAACACACGCTTTGTTCAAGATCATGTTGTTCAGCCTGCTCAGCTTGCTCTCCCGAGTGGACAGATATACATCGGCTCTATGGTTGGAGTTGCGGCTGCCCAGACTATGTCTGGTGACTGTACTATAACAAATGCAGGGACAATTACTTGTACCAAAACCAATGGCGTATCTTTTGGTGCTATGGCTACCCTAGGAGTCGCGGCAACAGGCGATTTAACAGGTAATTGGCCTAATATTACTGTTGCTAAAACTCAAGGTTTGGCTTGGAAATCGGGGGCAACTTATAGTTCGGGACAAGTTCCAACTTGGAATATAACCAATAACCAATTTGAACCGTCCACACCTTCGGGTGGTTCTGCTGCTTGTACAACGTCCGCAAGTCTTGGTATGGATCCTACAGGGGCAACTAATAATGATACTCAATTAGCCGCTTGGATTGCTACGTTGTCATCTGCTACAAATCACGCTACATGTCTTGAATTTGGTGTCGGATTATTTAAGTTCGCCGTGGCACCAATTATCCCTCTACCTAATGCTTTATGGTCAACTACTTCCACAACTTCAAATACAATTGGTCTTGGTAGTAAGACATTTACCGTCGCATCTTGCACTGGTATCGTTGCAGGAAATCAACTATTCGCTTATCATAATAGTTTAACCGCAGAAAATTTAATGGGTGGCACAGTCACATCATGTATTAGTACAACATTAATAATGAACAGCACGTTGGTTGGCGGTAGTGGAACGTTCACTTCATGGGGAATAATTCAAACTACCAATGGTACATTTGGTGGCACTAATAGTACCGCAGCTGTAACTTTTAAAGGTCAGGGTGTTGATGCTACTGAATTGCGTTTCGTAGGCGGTGTAGCCGGCCCGACTTTTAAATTTGCTGGTACTGTACAGCAATTAACTGTCACTGGAATGAGTATCACCACTGATATGGCAGGTGCCGGAACAGCATGCGTACTTTTAACAAATACCTATCCGTTCATTGGGGCTCAGCAAAATATAAATCAGTTTCGTAATGTTACCTGCCGAGGTTCTGATGGTTATGGCCAAACGAATTATTGGACTGCTGGATTTGTTGCCAACTATGTCTCTAACGTAAATTTCGATGCTATTCAATATTTTGGCCCTTCTGGGGCATCACCACCAGCGGCTTCTACTGCTATTAGTTTTACAAACCCTGGCGCTAATGGATGTTTATCAAACACTGGTCAGCCATGGCAATGTGGTGAGAATTACAATATCACGAATAGTTATATAAACAATGCAAATGCTGGTGTGAGTTATGGAGATAATACACAATTTGTTAATATATCCCATACTCAGTTTTTGAATTCCAACTATGGTGTTTTTGCTACTGGAGCAGGAGTTTTGCAAGGGTTATGGGTTAATAATAACATATTTTTCACGTACAAAAATGGAGTGGTTGACACTAGTGGAATAAAGAACATATTTATCTCTGGCAATTTCATAGCAATCAATCCGGGATTTTACGGTATTCAACTCAATAATAATTGGGCATTTACTGTTGCCAATAATCAATTCACACCATTTAGTAGTGCACCACTTGGATGTATTTATATTGCCGGGCCTTCTAATGATATAAGTATTGTGGAAGGTAATATGTGTTCTAGTGGTGGAGGTCCAACTATTACCAATGGTATAGTTTTAGATACAGCTTCTACTTTAGTGCGTGTGTCGAGTAATTCTGTAAATGGCGCAACAAATCCTTTGGTGAATTCTGGTACTGGTAACTTTGTAGGTGCCTCATTTGTTGGCGCTCCTACGGCTTCGTTTAGTTCAAGCCAAGGTACTGTAACACATCAATAAGGAGATTAACATGCCAAGCAAAACTCCTAAGCAAGCCCGTACTATGGCAGCGGCTGCGCACAATCCAGCGTTCGCAAAGAAGGTAGGGATTCCGCAAAAGGTTGCGAAGGAATTCAATCGTGCCGACAAGGGCACAGGTAAGATCAAACCAAAAGGTAAGTGATGCCTTCTGATTCGGATATGTTGCTCCAAATCCGTAAGGAGCTTACCATCATTCGTGAGCTTGTGTCCAAAGGCATCAATGCAATGGTTGAAGCCGAAGCAGAAGTCCCGGAGAAAATGCGGCGGTTCATGAACTACATGCATGATCTACATGATGTAAAATTCATGTACGAAGAACTTGGGCATCCTGTTCCTTCACATGTTAAGGAAGAACTTGAACGGTGTGATGATCGTTATAGACAGCTATTAAAAGTAATGCACACTGATGGCGGGGCATTTGAAAAGGTTCGTCGCGAGATGGCAAGTGATCCAGAAAATAGATGGGATCATACTCGACAACTTGCAAAGCCAAATGGAGAAAGTAAATGAAGCAAGGTCGCGCACAAACATCAATCGTCGGCTCAACCAAAGTTGAACCTAAATCGCAAGGAGTAAACCCTGCTTGCGTTGCTGAAATTGGGATTCAAACAGTCCGCACCACATCCATTCCAATGTACGAAGGTCGTGGACTCGAAGCCCCAATGGTTAGCGAAACCACTCATAAATGCGGAAGCCAAGGCAAGCACTGAAAGGAAACCAAATGGCTGATATTGACTTCGATCGCGTTAACGTTTTGCTGAGCGTAGTTCATCAATGTGCATCGGTTGGTCCTCAGGTAGCGCAAATTTCCAGTGCTGCACAGGCTGAATTGAGCGCGTTAAATGAAAGCCTCAAAACATCTGATGTTTCTGTGGCATCGGCTGCTACCAAGACGCCTGTAGCACGAAAGGTCTAACCATGTCACAAACTCGCGATGGTGGTAAACCACAAACCAAAGAACTTCCCTACTCCCCGCCCAAAGGTCCGACTTCCCAGATGAACCAAGGCCCCGGCCTTCACGGTGACAACTGTGGCAATTGCGGAACGCAAGGACGTAAATAATGACCACGCTCACGGACATCTGTAATCGTTCTCTACAACAAATGGGAACGCGCACAACCGTGAGCGATTCCGAACTTGCCAACTCCAGTTCCAACGAAGCCATTCAGTTCAATCTCATCTACGCTAATAATCGTGATGACTTGCTGCGGATGGCTCCGTGGAACTGTGGTTTGAAAACTGCCAATCTTACCTACATCAGTTCCGTTCCGGGCACTCCTGAAAACACTTCCGCTGCAACCAATCTTTGGCAACCGGGCCAGCCAGCGCCACCTTGGGCGTATGAGTACCAATACCCTGTAGACTGTCTACGTCCTTGTTGGATAATCCCATCCACCCAAACTGGCTTTGCTTCTGGAGTTCCGATCACCACTGCCGTAACTGGAGGCGCATCGAGCTTCTGGCAAGGTGGACCGGTTCCATACAAAGTCCAGAATGACCAATTCCGCCCTGTCACCGCAGCGGCTGTTGTTAGCGGTGGAACGGGATATGCTGTTGGGGACGTGATCACAGGACCAGTCGGCCTTAATACAAACCCTCCAATCGGTGCACCGATTCAGTTATTGGTGACAGGTGAAGCCGCTGGCGTGATTACGTCCGTTGACATTGTCAACGTAATCAACGGCCTTTCCCCTGCGGTTGGTGGATCATACTTCGCCGTTCAACCCAATCCAATGACACAAGGTTCCACAACAGGCAGTGGAAGTGGAGCTACGTTCAACCTGACCTTCGGTCCTACTCTTAGCCAACGTGTCATCCTAACCAATCAAGAATTCGCTACCCTTTCCTATGTGATGCAAGTCACCGATCCAAACGTAATGGACACCTTGTTCCAATCCGCTTGGATTTCCATCAACGCCGCTTCGATGGTTATGGCGTTGACAGGGGATAAAAAGCTTGCGAACAACCTAATCGGTTTGGCCAATGCAGACATCAGCCAAGCTCGCACCGCAGATGGTAACGAAGGTTTAACAATCAACAACGTCACGCCTGATTGGATTCGTATCCGCGGCCTCCCATGGACTGATGGAATGATGTCAGGCCCGTACGCCGGATTCGATTGGGGCAATCTCTATCCAATGTATTAAGGGGCAATCGTGGCCGATCTCGCAATCCAAGCCTCCTTCAACACAGGTGAGTGGTCCCCTTCCCTCTACGCTCGCGTAGACCTTGCGAAATATCGCTCGGGTGCGGCGCTACTTGAAAACTTCTTCGTTGATTACCGTGGTGGCGCATCCTCACGCCCCGGTACGAAGTACATTCTTCGGTGTTACAAATCCAACACCTCCGTCCGGCTCATCTCCTTCCAAGCATCCTCCACCGTTGGCTATCTCCTAGAACTTGGGGATTTCTATGTCCGTTTCTACAACAACGGAACTCCGGTTCTTGAAACCACGATTGCCCTAACCGGTGCAACAAACGCCAACCCTGCGATGTTCACCAAAAACGCCCACGGACTTTCCAATGGCGATTGGGTTTTTGCATCCAACTTCGCCGGGGGCACATGGGCAACGCTTAACGGCAAATACTACATAGTTGCCAATGTCACAACCAATACCTTCACCCTAACCGATCTATTCGGCAATGCAATCTCTGGCGTTAGTCTTGGTACATGGTCAGCTGGTTCTGTCGCAAGGGTTTACACAATCGTCTCTCCCTACGCCGCAGCCGATCTTGCGTCGATTAAATTCGCTCAAAACGTTGACATAATGGTTCTATGTCATCCGGATTACAAACCCTATGTTTTAACCCTAATCGTTGCGAATAACTGGACTCTAAATCCAATCGTTTTCGGCACCACTGCTACAACTCCAACAGGGCTATCTGCATCATCAACTCTAGGTGGTGGAAGTGCCAACTATTCTTATGTTGTAACGTCGGTTGATATTGATGGGCAGGAATCCACTCCATCAGTCCCAGTTGCGATTTTAGGGCGCCAAGACCTACGTTCTGTTGCAGGGTCCAATTCTGTTACTTGGGCAATCGCCTCTGGTGCGCAATCATACAACGTCTACAAATCAGACGTGAGTTATTTCGGCGTCGTTCCTTCTGGCGCCACTTATGGCTTCATCGGCAACACCGCAGGCTCGACCTTTGTCGATTCCAATATCGCAGCGGACTTCTCACAAACTCCGCCGATTGCGCAGAACCCATTTCAAGGTTCCAGCGTTGCATCTATTACAGTAATCAATCCCGGTAACTATAGTGCAGTTCCAACAGTAACCATAGGCTCCGCACCAGCAGGAGGTAGCACTGCAACTGCTTCCGCTACGCTTAATTTGATTGGATATTCTCCAATCTCCAATGCTAATCCTAATAGTTATAATGTAAATGATATAGTTAACTTCCCAAATAGTGTTTCTCTTGTTGTTGCTGCTGTTGACGCTAACCAAAACCCAACTGTATATCAAGCATTGAATTTTCCGGGGTCGAATCCGGGATTGATTACATCAGGCAGTGCACCAGCAACAATGACTAGCACCGGTGGTGGTTCTGGTTCGGGGGCTAGAATTAATTGTACTTGGGGCGTAAACGCGGTCAACATTATCTCTGCTGGTGCAGGGTACCTAACCCCTCCAACGGTATCCTTTTCATCTGGCTCCGCTACAGCACAGGCAAATCTCGGTGCGTCAACGGGGTTCACCAACCCATCCGTTCCAGCGTTCTTTCAACAACGGCTTGTCCTCGCTGCACCGACGTCATCTCCGCAGACATTTTATATGTCTCGTACAGGAGAATCGTTCAATTTCAATATTTCCAATCCAGTTGAAGCAGATGATGCAATTACTGCATCGCTACAAGCTGGACAGTTGAACACAATCAAATCCTTCATCTCCCAAACCTCTGGTCTACTTGCTTTTACCGATCGTGCTGCGTGGTTGATCAACGGTGGTCAAGGAGGCGTTGCAGTTTCGCCAAGTTCAATCATTGCCAATGCACAGTCCTACAATGGTGCCAATGACGTTCCACCAATTGTTGCGAACTACGACGTTCTCTATGTCCAATCCAAAGGCTCCGTCATCCGCGATAATGCTTATAACATCTACGCCAACGTTTTCACTGGTACAGACATTTCCATTATCGCTTCGCATCTCTTCTATGGTTATCAAGTCCTCGAATGGGCATGGGCAGAGGAGCCGTTCAAAGTCGTTTGGGCAATCCGTGACGACGGCGTTATGCTTACCTTAACCTTCCTCAAAGAACAAGAGTTCGTTGGGTGGGCGCATTCCATAACCCAAGGAAGTTTCCGTTCCGTTGCAGCAGTAACCGAAGCATCCGCTGTCGGCGTGTCCGATGTCATCTACACCGTTGTGGAACGGACTGTCAACGGAAGTCAGGTCAAATATATTGAGAAGGTAACCGAACGCATCTTCCCCAATGGCGTTGTGGATGCGTGGTGCGTTGACTCCGGCCTTCAATACTCCGGCACTCCAGCCACAACCTTCTCTGGCGGCGAACACCTTGCCGGGCTAACTGTCACTGGACTTGCGGATGGCGTTGTAATTCCTCCCTTTACAATGCCAGCCAGTGGCTCTTTTACCCTTCCACAACCAGCATCGAAAGTCACCGTTGGACTTGGCTATACCTGTAAACTCCAAACCCTTGCGATTGATATGGGCGAACCGACCATTCAAGGTAGGGTGAAGAAGATTTCGAACGTTGACGTGCGTGTGTCTCAAACTCTCGGATTGTACATTGGCCAAGACTTCGACCATCTTGTTCCAATGAAAGACCTGATCCGTGGTAATGTCTCTTCAATGCTTACTGGTCAGCAAAACCAAGTCGTAACGGACCTTGTCACAGGCGACGCCCGCACATTCCTATCCCCCACCTTCACCGTCCCGGGCCAATACTGCATCCAACTCACCGATCCCTACCCTGCATCAATCCTTGGCGTGATCCCCAATATTACCGTGGGAGATAGCAAATGAGTACAGACATCCTTTGTGTCAGTGGTAGTGAAGCATTAGCGTTGACTTTTGCGGAAATCGAGCCAACAATGGAAGCTGAGGAATGGGAGACTTTCAAATCATACCTAATCCGTTCAAATGAAGTGTGGCTTTGTTATCATGACAAAACTATCCTGTGCTGCATCCTTGGTCTCATCCCACCAACTCTCATTGCCGATGAGGCATACCTCTGGCTCTACTCTACCGAAGCCATTCGACAATATATTATGGCTTACGTCATGCACTCCAAAGACGTAATACATACCATGCTCTCTCGCTACCCCAAACTCGTTGGTCATTGCGAAACGGATTCGTTCTCCTCTCGCCGGTGGCTTAAATGGCTTGGTGCGGAGTTTGGTACTCCACAAGGCAAACTTATCCCATTTGAAATAAGAGCAACATAATGGCATCGCCATCCACTGTAGGAACTATCGGCCTTGGTTCGACCGCTGCGGGAGGAGTGCTATCCGCATTCGGCAACGTCTTTTCTGGAATGTCCCAGAATAAGATGTACAAATACCAAGCCCAAGTTGCGCGGATCAATTCACAGATTGATTTGCAGAATGCAGATTATGCGCGGAATAAAGGTGAGATTGATTCGGTTCAGTACGGGATGAAAGCCGCTCAGCGTCGTGGGCAAATCACTGCGGCTCAAGGAGCATCTGGACTTGATGTTCATGGCGGATCGGCAACGGATGTCCGAGCGAGCCAGCAAAAAGTCTCGCAGATGGACATGAACCAAATCCGTTCCAACGCCGCAAAGACTGCTTACGATTTCACTGTGCAATCCGTTAATGATCTAAACCAAGCCGGGCTTTACGACAAAGCAGCGAAGAATTCCGTTACCTCTGGTATCCTCAACGGACTTGGCTCCATCATCGGCACAGCTGGAAGCGTTAGTTCCAAATGGCTGCAAGGGCGGCAGATGGGACTTTTTGGAAATAGTTCTTCAAATTCAAACCTCGGTGGCATCGACCTCTACGGCCCCGATCAAAATGTGGTAGGCTACGTCGCCTAAGACGAGGGTGTAATCTTGCCGCAGGTACCATATAACCCGGTTCCGCAGGTTGCAGCACAATCTGATGCAACCCCAAAGTTCAGCGTCAATGCTCCGGGTGCCGCATTTGGCACGGATGTGGCGCAAGCTGGTGCGAATCTTGGCAAATCAATCGAAGGTGCAGGGAATGAACTATTCACTCGTGCCGTTGCGATGCAAGACCTATTCAACCACTCCGAAGCCAACCAAGCCGACACCGACTTTATGGTCAAAGCCGGCGAAATTCACGCAAAGCTTTCGGCTATGCAGGGTAAGGATGCAGTCGATTATTTCGCCAATGGTTATCAACAAGACCTAAAATCCGCTAGGGAGGAAGTGCGTGGCACACTCTCTAATGGAATGTCGCAGAAGTTATTCGATCAATCCTCTCTTTCCACCTTCGGTCGAACTGTGTTTAATGGTGCAAGCCATGCTGCATCAGCTAACAAATCCTATGCCATTGGTGGAGCAGCCGCAAGGGTTCAAGCTTCACGTGACGCTGCATTACAAAACCCAACTGATGAAGCTGGTTTTCAACAACATGTTCAAGAAACAGTAGCTAATACCGAGGCGCAATATAAACTCAAAGGTGCTGATCCAGATACAATTGCTAACGCGACTCATAAAGCCGTATCTGATCTTTGGTATGACCGTATTGCAGGCTTAGCTCGTACTCAACCCTACGCCGCGAACAAGATGCTCCAAGATGCAACCAAGGATGGTAAGATCGCTGGCGAAGATTTGGGGAAAATCACCACCATTGTTCGTGGCGCAATGCACACGGCAGGCGCACGGAATATCTCCAACGAAGTTCGTAGTGGATCGGATTTGAGTTGGGGCTCCAAAGTCGTCCCCATGGCATCTGCCAAAAACGCCATTGGTTCATTTGAAAGCGGTAACAATTACCAAAGTCTTGGCGTGGAGGTATTTGACAAGAATGGCAACAGTCGTGGTCGAGCCCTAGGCAAATACCAAGTCATGCCTGAAAACCTCGCACCGTGGTTGCGCCAAGCTGGCCTTCCGCCAATGACCCCGGCAGAATTCCTTAATTCCCCTTCGGCCCAAGATAAGGTTTTCGAAACCGTCTTTGGCGCGGAGATGCAGAAGTATGGGAATTTCAATGACGCCGCTAGCGTTTGGTTTTCTGGCAAACCCGTTGCGCAAGCAGGGAACAAAGTCCGTGATGCTAATGGCACATCTGTTCCCGGATACCTTCTCGCTACCAATCGCCATCTTGCACAAAATGCCCCATTACAAGATCAGATGGATGCGGCAAGAACTCGTGCAACGGCGCTATCGCCAGACGATCCATTACTTGGAGACTACGCTGTAAATCGCGTCATTGCGGATCACAACACAAACTCCGCTGCAAAACGAGATTTTGATTACAACAATCGACAGGCTGTTGAAGGTGTGCTTGTCAGTGGAGGGGCAGGTGGAAAGCTGCCAACTTCCGTTGATGATATTAAAAATGCATCTCCACAAGCTGAGGCTGCGTGGAACAATCTCACTCCGGATGTTCAACGGAGATATATGTCAGTTCTTGCGAAAAATGCAAAGGGCGACACAGCATGGACTAATGAGAAGCTAACGGAATATCAGCGTCTTAAAGGCATGGCACAATCTGACCCGGCTGGCTTTCTTGACCAAGATATTGTTGGTATGGATCTTCCATTGTCAGCGCGAAAAGAGTTAGTTAATTTACAAGTGTCGAAGAAAGCCAATGCGGAACAGGACCCACGTGTCCTCCATGCATTGTCGTTGCTTCGCCCAACCCTCGCCGCAGCCAATCTCTCCGCAACGTCAAACAAAGACGACTATTACCGTTTCGTTGGATCACTTCAAGGTGCAATGGAAGATTACGCAACCCAGAACAAAAAGCCTGCTGATGCTAAAGCAATCCAAGAAATTGGCCAACGCTTACTTCAACAACAAGCTGGAACTGGTTGGTTTGGAACCAATATCGGCGCGAATAAATTGTACCAAGTCGATGTTCCCGAAGCTGAAAAGACTAAAATCCTCAACGATCCCTATTGGACTTCCAAAGGCATCACCCCAACCGATGATATGATCCAACGTATCTACACTCGCCAAACCTACCAAAAACTATATGGTGGCACACCCAAGACCCAAACCACAACCGCAGACAACACCCCCAAACCTCCGATTAGCCGGTGATCGATGAGCGAATATTCCAACGTCATCCAAGGCATGTTCGGTACCGACCCGGCAACGGATGTTACCGCAAACATTAACGCCAATCCTGATGGTGCAGCGAGGTCAATCGAACTATCTCGCGCTACCGGGGTTGCTGCTCCGATTATCAACTCCGACGTTGAAAGCTTTGAAACCACCCACAAAGCCGCAATGGCTAGTTCGTTGGTTTCCAACAACGCCTACATTGCCGACTATGTAAACTCCCATCCTTTGGCTTCCTCAATCTCCAACGATGATTATGGGAATTTGGACAATGTTTCGCAAAAACTTGGGGTGCTTGGTAGGGCTCGCGCTATCCTTGGCGGTCCTCGTGCTATGTTTAACGCTGCTGACAGCGCTGCTGCTAGGGGATTTAAAGAGGGATTTGGCCCGGAGGGGCTTGGCTCATGGCTACGTTCCGAGGATATTAAAAACCATCCCTTCTCAGCGGCTGTCGTCTCAACCCTAGCGGCGCCACTGGAAGGGATACTTCGCATTGGTTCTGGGGCAATGCGCGCCGTAACGGAAGGTGTAGGTGCAGCAGCGGCAACTGGATATGAAGCCGTTAGTGGGGATCAGGCCAATGCACAACGCTTTGCCCGAGACATCTCTGGCATTGTAGAAATGCAAATGACGCCGGGTGCAGCGGTTCATGGGCAGCATCCGATTGTGGCGCAAGCACTTGAAGCAACGACTAAAGCTGCACATTGGATTAGGGCTGGAGAAGAACCTCCAGCTGGCGTGCATCCGATGATCGACCAGATGAAGGTCGAGCGGAATAAAGCGGAGCTTGATCTGTTGGATCAGGCTGTGCAGGAAGCGCAGAATTCAACGACAAAAGAACGCGCCCCAGAACTATTCGGCAACTTCGTCAAACAACACGTTGGCGAATCCCAAATGGGGATTTCTGGGCAACGCGTGTTGGAGTTATATGGGGATAAGACGCCACTACCGGATGATGGCATCCTTGGATGGGTACCGGGGATTGAGGATCAGCTTCGTGTAGCGCGAGAAACTGGTGCGGATGTTACCGTTCCGTTAGGTGATTGGATTTCGAAAGTCGATCCGGCGGTTGCCAAAGAACTCCATGACGATCTCCGTGTGGCAAAAGGCGGCATCACCAATCGAGAAGCTGCGGAACTACCTGCTCAACCAATCATCCCTTCGGTGGATGAAATTGTCCCTTCAATCCGCAATACCAATGCCCTTGAGCCGTTGTTTTCGATTGGTGATCGAAAGCTATCTCTTCAACGCCTACAACCCGAAGGCGAAGTTAATCCTGCATTCAAGGACTTCCATGACTTCGATCTTGTAAACGAGAACGGTCAGTCAGTCGGTACCATCAACCTCTCCGCTCAAAAAGGTGGTAAGGAACTCTACATCGAAATGATCAACGGCATTGGGGAATACTACAACCCCAACAAATTCGGTCCGTCGTTGATGCGGGATTTGCTACGTCAGATTAAGCAAGAATTCCCCGAAGCCGAAACCCTAACCGGTCATCGCGTAACCGGCGCAAGAGATGCGGTTGGAGATATTTCTGGCAAATCGGCGTTGCCGGTTATTAAGCTCTCCGAAGCCCTTGATGCAACCCACGCACATGAACAATTTTCCAAACTCCTTGGTGGATCATGGGTTCCGTTGAATGAGAAGATGGGTTTGGATGCGTATATTAAACCATCCGAACTTCTTCAAGAACACGAAGTTGAACTAGCCGCGGCGGTTCAGGATGAATTAAAGCGTATCGCTCCCAATGCGCAATCAGTTGGTGTTAGTGAACTTCGTGCACCGGGGACTCGCGGTATTCATGGCGCATATCAGGCGTATAATAATCAGCGCCCGTTGATTGTTTGGGCAATGAATATCGATGACAGCCTCGGTACTGCTAGACATGAGGCAATCCACCATCTCTATCGCGAAGGGTTCTTCACTCCTGAGGAATGGTCAACGCTGCGCAAAGCCGCTCATAATGAAGATTGGCTTGGGCGGTTTGACATCCACAATCGCTATTCCAATCTTGACGAAAATGGCAAGTTCGAGGAATCCATCGCCGAAGCCTATCGCAACTGGGTTGAAGAATACGAAACCCGTTCACGTCAGGCGAACTTCCAACAAACTCCGTTGGATAAAATCTTCTCGAAGATTAAGGAATTCCTCGATGCGATTCGTCAACGGATTGGGGAACTGATTGGCAAAGAGCCGACGTTTGAGGATTTGTTCCAACGAGTTGATAGTGGTGAGATTGGTTCTCGTCAACCAACAATGGAAGGGCAAGGCACGGCCCTGTCCGTTGAAGGCGAAGGCCTAAACGCCAACCCCGACATCTTCCGTTCGGCTAAAGACGTTGGGATGACAGTTGAGCAATATCGTCGGTATATGAAACTAATCGAAGATCGGCAACAAGCTGACATTGCGAAATCCTCCGCGCGGATTGAAAAGGAACAAGCCAAGCGCCAAACCCAAGAATGGAAAGACCAATCCGAAGCAATGCGGCCTCAGGTCGTTGTCGATCTCAACGCCCGTCCAGACATTGCAGCGGATAAGTTCTTCGGGCTTGGCGAAGTCTATGGCGAGAAGCTCGACAAGACCTACAAACTCGATTGGGATTTCCTGACCCCCGAACAACAAGCTGCGCTCCCAGAACGCTACACCGTCCGACGTGGTGGAGTTAAAGCTGATGAAGTCGCACCGATCTTTGGCTACCAAACTGGGGCGGAGATGATCGAAGGCATCAGCCGAATCTCTGCTGCAAGGGAAGCCTCAGGTGTTGGCCGTGATCGATTCATGCGCCGGATGATCGATGATGAAATCAATCGCCGCATGGAAGCTGAACATGGCTTCCTTGAGAAGAACATTCTCGACGAAGCAATGGATCAAATCCTCTCGGAAAACCAACTCGATTTGTTGCATGAGGAAACCCATGCGCTTGGGTTGATGTCTGGGGATAAAGGGTTTAACCTAACCCGCGACCAACTACAAACCCAGATCAAAGAGAACTTCGACAAGCTTCGGGTTGATCAGATTAGTAGCGAGAAGTTCCTCCAAGCCGCGGCGAAGTATGGTAAGGCCGCGGAAATGGAATTGCTTCGCCAATCCCCTGCTGAGGCGTTTAAAGCCAAACAAGCGCAATATTTCGCAACGTCTTATGCACAACATGCTAGGGCGTTGGAGAAGTCGTTGAAGCAATTGGATCGCATTGCCAAGCCTTATCAAAAGGGTAAGGTTTCCGCAATCGATGCCGAGTTTGTAGATCACATCCAAAAGCTCCTCGGTGACGCAGGGTTTAAGATCAAACGCGATCCCGAGGAGTTGGCGCATTCGTTGGAATTCCATGGTTCTGCCAACCTTCCCGAATTCATCCGCAACGTCCAAGATACTGGATGGGACCCCATTGTCAGTGATGCCATCCAAGCTGGGGGTGTGAAGCCGATTGACGCAATGACCGCAGCGGAATACTCCGATTTCCATGACGCGATCAAGTCCCTTAACCACATCGGCAGGGCAATTCGCAAGATCGAAATCGCTGGTGAGAAGCAGGACTTTGCGGATTTCAAGAAAAAGGTAATCGATAACATCACCCAACTCCCAGTACGTCCAAGAGATAAACAAGGGAATTGGTTCTACAAAATTGATGCCTCTATTACACGTATGGAGGAAATGGTTAAGGACCTCGATCTACGACAGGAGTTGGGTCCGTTGTGGGATGCTGTTATTCATCCAATGGTCCTTTCCAAGTCGAAGGAGTTCGACCTCGTAACCGATCTTGCCAAACACTTTAGCGAAACTAAGGGGATGTTTGATAAGACATGGCGCAAGTCTCTCGATGACACGATCCCTAACGATGTAATCTTCGACCCATACACCAACGCCTTCTATGATCTTAGCCGTCAGAACCTAATCCAGATCATGCTGAATTGGGGCAATCGCTCCAACATCGACAAGTATGTCCAAGGCGCTGGCTTCTCGCGTTGGGGCCGACGCCTAACCAAAGAAGAAGCAACGGTCTACGAAGGTCAAATCAAAGCCCTAATCGACACTCACGCCACAGCGGAGGATTGGAAATTCGTTAACCGTCTCTGGGAGCCGTTCAAAAATTGGCAGCCAATGATGGATACCGTTGCGCGGAATACAACCGGCATTGCCCCACCGTGGATCAAAGCCGAAGCCGTTGACACCCCACACGGCAAATTCGACGGTGGCTATTGGCCAGTTAAATACGACCGCCTTGCTAGCGGAATTGACGTAATCAAAGAACGCCAAGGCGATACCAAGGGTGGGGTGTTTGGCACCGATTACTTCCGTGCTGCCACATCTAAGGGATACCTTAAACAACGCAGTGGATATGTGGACTTCGTTGACATTTCCTCGTCAATAGAACAAGCTGTAAGTACAATGCAGCAGACGATCCACGACATCTCTTTCCGCGATTCGTTGATGCAAGCGAGTAAGGTGTTCTATGATAAGGACATCCGCGCAGCGATTAGGAAGCATTACGGATCGGAATATGAGGCGCAGTTGATTCCGTGGCTCAAACGTATCTCTTATCAATACTCCGCTGATGATGCTGCAATGAAGGGATTTAACGACTTCCTTCGTCGGACCCGGATCAACCTTGTTGGACACAGCCTTCCATTGAATTTGAAGGTTATCCTCAGCCCTGATATCGGTGTCCCCAACCCCGCAATGTGGGCGAGGTTCGAAGCCAACCGTAGCGAAAACACTGCGTTGGCAATGGAGCATTCACAGGAAATCCGCCATCTTGTGTACAACCTCGACCGTGATTATCAGGAAGCCCTTAACCGAACCATCTCCAAATTCGGCTCCGCTGACATCACTAAGAAAGCCTTGGAATGGGGTTATATGCCTGTGGCGAAGGTGTCGCAGGAATTCCGTATGGCGACGTTTGTGGATGAATTCAATAAACAAAAGGCCACAGGTAAAACCGATAAAGAAGCCGCACTCCTTGCCGATAGCCGAGTGCGTGAACAACATGGTGCTGCGTCGATTGTAGACCTCCCCGCTGCGCTTTCCACAAACGAAGCGATGAAGATGCTGACGATTTTCCAAGGATACTTCAACACGATGTATAATTGGCAACGGCAAATTCCCGGTCAGCTTCGTCGTGGGGATTTCAACAAAGCCTTCACCACAACTATGGGATCGGTTGTAGTTGGATCGGCATTTGGCGCGACGTTGTTTAACCAACGCAAAGAGGATGATTCGTGGTTTAAGATCATTGCCAAGGCATTGGTTCTGCAACCTCTATCCACAATCCCTATCCTTAGTCATGCGGCGAACTATGCCTTTGAAGGCTTCTCTCCACGTATGCCGATGGCGTCGTTGATGAATGCGATTGGGGCAACGGTTAAGGATGTGCAGAATGCGATCCATCATAAGCCGTTGAAGAAGCCGATTTCAAACGCGGCTAACGCCATCGGCCTAACAACTGGCCTTCCACTTGCACAGATTGGACGCACGTCCCAATTCGGCTACGATGTCGCAACTGGCAAACAGCACCCACGGAACATTGGGGAATATGCCCGGGGCATCATCACTGGTGAAGCGAGGTTGAAGAAATGAGACAGAACTTCGAACGATCGTTGGCACTTGTGCTTAAGGATGAAGGTGGCAACGTCGATGATCCAGATGACCATGGTGGGCGGACTTCCCGCGGTGTTACGCAGAGGGAATACTCCGCATGGTTAAGGGAAAACAACCGTCCCAATGCTGATGTTTGGTTGGCGAGAGATGGCGATTTGGCCAATATATACTTCGAGGAATACTGGCAACCGTATTGTGATCAATGGCCGACGGGTGTTGATTACGTTGTGTTTGACATGAACGTCAACGCTGGACCTTATCGTTCCACAACTCTAATCCAACGTGCGCTTCATGTTCGCGAGGATGGACGTATTGGGCCGGTCACCCGAGGCGCAATCCTATCCACTGAACCAACTAAACTAATTCGCGATTTCTCTAACGTCAAGCGCACTTGGTATCGTGGACTTAACCAACCTAAGTTTACCAGAGGTTGGCTCAACCGAACTACAGCTGTTGAATTAGCTGCGTTGAAAATGATTGGAGGTACGATAGCATGAACAAATTGATTATTGCATTCATCTTCCTTATTATCTCCTTCACCCCCTCCAACGCTGAAATCCTTCCTCATCCCTCTGGTTGCCCTGCTAGGTTATTCTGTGCCTGTGGCGCTGCGGTTGAGGTCTTTGGCCGACCTATCCGCAACCTGTGGAAAGCCTCGGCATGGTTCAAATTCCCACGTTCCGCACCGGGGTATAATCGTGTAGCGGTGCGAAGGCATCATGTGTTTGTGTTGAAGGAACACGTTCGTGGTAACGTGTGGATGGTTAAGGATTACAATTCAGGAGGACATAAAAGTCGCTATCATGAACGTTCTATCGCCGGTTACACAATCGTAAATCCAATGGAGAGCAAAGATGCCAAATTGGTCACAAGTTTCTGGGGGTCTTGATCGAGTGGTGCTGGTTGCGCTGACTTGGGCAGCATCAAAGGGGTACATCACCAGTGCAGATGTTGCGAATTACGCTACGTTGATTGTGGGTGTCTTGGGCGCGTTGTATGCATTCTACGTTAATCGCAATACCAACCTTGCAAAGCAAGCCGCATCTATCCCCAACACCGTCGTCGTTACCACTCCGGAGATTGCGGCGGCTACACCGAATAGCCAAAACATCCTATCCAACTCAACTGCAAAGGTGATCTAATGAAACGGATTGTATTAGCCTTGGTCTTGGGCCTGTCGCTTGGCGGCTGCGCTCAGTTCCAGAAGTTCCAAGATGCCCTTACTCTCACCACCGCAACGGTTACCAATCCCGTAACCAAGGATCGGTTAAACGACCTTGAGGCCGGGATTCGGATTGTGTTTGCTGGATTGAAGGCTTACAAATCCGCATGTATCAATGGCACCGCCGACGTCCATTGCCGAACCAATATCCAACAGATTCAGGTTTACACCAGACAGGTCCCTGTTCCGTTGGCTCAGCTTAGGGCGTTTGTGAAGAACAATGACCAGATCAACGCAACGATTGTTTACAACAATCTCGTGACTTTAATCACCAACGCCAAGCAAGCCGCGGCTAATGCTGGCATCAACCTTGGAGCAAGCTAATGGATACCGCTGCGGTTTTGGCCCTTATTGAAAAGGGCATTGCGATCATTCCTATCCTGATCCAGTTCGGTCAGGACATCGCTCCGGCGATTGAGATTCTGAAAAACGTTGTTACCGGCGCACAGGCCGGTACCATCACCGATGAAGAGTTGGCACAGAACGAAGCTGAACTCGACGCGCTCATCGCTGACTTCAACGCTGATCTTCCTCCTGCTTCGTAAAGGAAATATAATGAGCGATGCTGCATGGGTTGGAATAGGAACACTCGTACTTAATAGTGGCATCGCTCTTTTAACTTTAGGCCTAGGAGTTGGGAAGGTAACCAGAGCCATTGAGAAATCAATGGAAGCGAAATTTGAAACTCACCGGACTGAAACGGATAAGAAGTTAGATATTATCCAAGAAAGGACTGGCGAGATGGGTGCAGCATTACGCCAGAAGATAACGGATGTTGAGTTCTATGTCCGAGACAACTACGTCAGTAGCGGCACGATGGATAAGATCATGATCTTATTCGGGGATAATATGCGATTGCAATTCGAATCGCTAAAGGCTAGTCTTGAGGAAGTAAAAGCTCGTCTTGAGAGGGACCGGGTTTAACGGTCTTGAACATCCGCTGACCCGTTCGTTTATCCAACGCTACTGCGATAATCATCCCTGAACCTTGCATAATGTCGATGACCCTCATCACGCTGTGGATGGGGATGCGCTCCCGCGCAAAGTTGATGATCTTCTGTTCCGCAACGCCTTGACCACGGTCGGCTGTTTGGACGAAGTATTTGATTTCATCCAAGGCTTGGGCATCAGCGCCACCCGAACCGGCTTTGAAGATTTCCGGCATGGTGCGTTCGGCTTCGAGTAACCATCCCATTGCGGTGTTGAAATCATCGCGGGTTATGGCGAGGGAGTTGTCGCGATCAACGCTGGCGATCATACTCAACTTGTAAAGATGCGCCCGTCGTCGAGTAACATAATGTAGGAGTTTCGGATGATTGGGCACTGGTACTTCACCGAGACTTCGCCAGTTGTTGACCGCATTACGGTAATCTGCCGTGACGGTAAATTCGCCTGAGAGCGAATTGATGATGCGGATGTCATGTTCCAAAGCCGTCGAATGAGAGTGAGCCTTTGGCGCAAAGTCATCTCCTAGAATCCTTTCATCTGAAAACACCATGATTAGACGGGAGGTAAACCCTTGATCCCACGCACCCTCTGGCATGAACTTGAGAAGGTTGGATGGGGTTGAGCCTGCGAGGATGTTGAGTTGTGGGGATTTGATTTTGATGTTGAGGTCTGCGGTGCGGCGCTTTTGGGAATATGGATCGGGGTCATAGAATGCGGAAAGTCCTGCGATCATTTCATCGTCGTATTTATGAATAAAAGCACCCAACTCGTCAGCAGCAATATACATGCTATTGTATTCAAGCGGTGGATCAGGTAATCTGACGACCATACGTTTCGATGTGAGGAGACTATCCACAAGGCTAGCGAAAGTAAGACTAACTGGAGCGAGATGAAAGTCAGGAAGGTCATGGACATAGCTTCGTGCCTCGCGAATTGTCCGCGTCTTACCCACACCGGGATGTCCGCAGATCAAAGTATAAATGTTTGGATACAACGGACGTGAAGTCCGCAACCATACTTTCTGCTCTAACACAGCAGCGATGGCGCTAATGGCCGACCACTTCCGAAACAACTCCGGGCTATCTAGTGCGCTTGTTTGTTCTACGAATGACTGTATCCAAGAGCCCAGCTTCCTCGATCCTTTTCCTTTTATCGGGCCCTTTGTAGTCGATGAGCCCGTTTGGATTTTTTGATGCATCATATTTGCCCCGATTCCAGCCGACCTGACAGTCGTATGGGATTTCTAACATTCGGCCGTTGGCCAGTTTGATTGGAACGATTAGCTGCGAGCGCAGCTTTGGAAGGATTTCTTCTTCTAAATGTTCGGGGTATTGGAAGGTGAGTGCGTCATGATCCTGCATCATAAGTTGTGCGGTTTGATTGCGCCAGATGTTAAGCATTGCGGTGTTGACGATGTCGGCTAGGGAGCCTTGTGGATCGAATGCGATTGCTGCACGAATTGTATCTGGATCATTCCGTCGCCCCATGAACCAACGTTTTCGTCCCATCAAAGAGATTAAGTATCCTTTGGTCCAGAGTTGGTTGGCAACCCATCCTTGCCATCGCTCATGGGCGGGGAAGGCGGTGAAGTATTTGGGTTGAAATCCGCGGACAACCCCGATTGGAAGTTTAGACTGCTGAGCCAAGGTAGCAGGTTGGCCTCCATAGTTCGAGCCGTGTCCGAGTTTCTTACACATAAATCGATATGTATAGTGACGATAGTAGGGGCTTTCCGCGACGTCCTTATCTTGTGCAAAGTTGCCGGTCCAAGGGAGCTCTGGCCAGCAGATTCGAGCAACTGCTGTATGAACGTCTCCGCTATCGACTGCGTCGAGATAGAGGCTGTCTCCGAAGATGTTCCATTCAATGGCACCGACGACATAGGATTCTCCTGACTTTGCGTCGAACTTTGCGAATTTCATCCCCTTATCGCTAATAAAGATTGAGCGTAGGGACTCTTCAATATTCTGTAGATTTCCTCCGGTGCCATATTCTGAGTAGCTAGAGCTAAATCTACCTGTATCCGTTCCTGCGATATTATAAGAGGTTCGCATCCTTCCATCTGAATCGATATCTGTTTTAAGAACTCCAATCTTTTTTGCAATCTCTCGCATTGCTGACATGTGAGATATGATGACCTTCGCCACAGTATATGCTTCCATCTTTTCCAAAGCGTTGCGATCAACGGTCGGCCTCCCATGTTTGCGGATTGGTGGGATTTGTAAGCGGTTGTAGAACAACTCTTGAAGATCAGGATTGGAGCGCCAGTTGAAATGTGGCATCCCTACACCCTCAAGCACAATCCGTTCTAGATTGGCTTCGAGGATTTCAAGCTGCTCGAAGTACTCGTCGATTACTTGAAGCTTCCGAGACTGGTCAATCCGCACCCCACGAAGGTTCATTTCTAGAACCGGACCTTGGAGGGATTTGGAGAATTCATAGGTAGCATGCTCATGGGAACCGATTTCATTCCCTGAGAACTTGATGGCTTCGTAGACCTCGTTTGTGATACAGCAATCCAAACCGTTATAGGTCATCTCTCGTTCGAAATCCGAGAGGGACTTTGGGTCCATTGTGGCGGTGGAGATTATTCTCACTTACCCGTTCCTTTAGCGTAGCGGACTTCGCACTGGAAATTGTCTTTATATTTCCAAGGCGTTACAATGCATTTGCCTTCCTCCGCTAGTTCATCAACGGCCCTAATCTCCTCTGACTTAGACCATTCCTCCTGCGTTAATTGACGGCCACGCTTAAACCCTTCTGCCATTTCTTCCTTTGTCATTCTTCCCTCTTAACCGTTTCGTGTTTCGCCCGCATGTGCTTCCAGCTTCCGTGGTCCGTGTAGATCGAGCCGAGGTACCCGAGGCCTTTGAGGCTTTCGGGTTGGCGAGCGTGGTGGAGTAGCATGGTATCTTCCACCGCCCCAAAAGTACGAATTCCATAGGAACGGTAGAGGAAGTTGATGTCGTAGTTTCCGTTCTGGAACACCTTGGGGATTGTCCCATCCTCAAGAACTCGACGTATAATTTCCCAACACTGTCGTTCATGCTGCGGAGTTGGCCAGTAGCAACCCTTCGGTTTTCTTTTGTCATCGAACGGAATAACGATTGCAAGGTTTGTGGAGGGAGCGAAGCCAATACACGTAATTCTGTCTCCGCTCGTTTCAATGTCGACAGAGAGAAGAGGCGAAGATTTAACAAATCGGCTGATGAAGTCGGTGATTTCTTCGAGCGATGGTTCGATCCAGATTTCACAATTTGGCCTCCGGATTTCTGGGAACTCGGCTTCACGAGCGGCTTTGATTAAGTCCATTATGGTTGTGGGACGAAGTTCCCATTGACGAAGCACAGCAGCAGGATGATAAGTTGGCAGAAGTTTAAAATCCCCAACGGTGTGAGTGGAGTAGAGGGTGGTACCACGAAGCTTAGCCACACCAGTCTGGCCAGTAAGAGCCCAGAGAGCAGTGTTACCAAGAGCAATAATGAGGTTGGGGTCGTGGTGGAGTATTTCATCTGCGAGCCTATCGAGTTCGGGTTCGAATTTCGCTAGAAGGTAGCCGGATTTTATTATGGGTGGACGGCCCGGGATACCTTCGGCTTTAGTTCCACAAACGGATTTTAGATCGTTGCCATGTGGATGGAATTGGAGAACGTTGGTGCGGAATATTTCATCTGCGTGGAGTTGCCAGACTGCATCTAACATCATCGGATCGGTGGCGTTGTAGTATTTGGAGATGAAGGATTTGTCCTCGGAGGTTAGGGCGAGGACACCAGCTTCATCAAGTTGACGGAGGAGTTCAACGCCGGATGGGCCGACGAATGAGGAGTTGTAACGGACCTCATTCGCGCCTTTTGCTTCGCCAAGGATCAGGACCTTGGTCACTTACAGATTTCCTCAACCAACTTTGCATACCCTACAACATCTTCCCAATGCTGCTTCTCCAACGACTTCCCGGACAAAATCCGTGAGAACTTCAACGCAATCATATCCATCGCTTCACGTTCGACATCGGTAAGGTTGGCCCAACCGGGTGAAGTCCGCATCCACTCCTTCATCCCTTGGGAGACCTTGGCGTTGTCTGCGAAGTTGCCGTGGGTTTGCTGACGAGTGGTGAGGAGTGGGTCACGGTCTTGGATTGGTTTTGGAACGAATGGTTTGAGGCTATCTGGGAGTGGTTTGATCTTTGACTGCGGATCGATTATCGACATTTGAATCCCCTACAAAATTGGGGAGAGCCGAAGCCCTCCCCGGTTTGTGTTAGTCCTCAACTGGACCGGTGCGGCCGATGTTGGCATACACCGACGTGCCGTCCTTGGATGCGGAGTGGGTGATGTTACCAACAAACTGACAGTTCGGGGTTTCGTCAATGCACTGGCGAACGGACTTGCCATCGCCATCAATACCAAGATGTTCAAGGAACTCCTGCAAGCGATAGAGGGAATCCTCGGTGATGTAGAAGGTCAGCCGAGTGGTGAAGTCGGTGAGGGAACGCATGGTTCCGTCGGCCTTCTTCGCCCAATCGTTAAGCGCTTCTTCATCCACATCATCAAGAGCGCCGAGGCACTTGCAGGTGAATTCATAGAACGGGGTTTGTTTCTCCTTGGACTTATCGAACCGCGGCATTCCGTTGATAAGCCAGTTGTAGGAACCGGCAGGAAGGGGCTTCGGCTTGTCGATTTCGGTTGCGGGTTTGTCGAGGATGTCAGCGAAAGTGGTTGCCATGTTTTGTGCTTTCGATTTTGTTGAAGTTGGAAATGGAAATGTCAGCTGTTGCATCTTACATCATTAGGCTTTCCTTTGTATAGTGAGTTTGGTAGGCTTCGCTGCGGTAGGCGCAGTACGAAGAACGGCGAAGAAATCCGCAAGGCCCGTTTCGATAGGGTAGTCCTTTGCCATCTTAAACGGTGCGGTGTTCTTCAAATCTATCATGGCTGTGGAGGTTGTGCGGATTGTGCGCTTACCTCCGGCTTTGGTTTCAACCTGAGCCATGGAGTTGAAATATCGAGGGATAACGGGGCCAAGGGCTTTGCCTGCGGCGTTGGGGTAGCCTTTGGTTGATCCGTCGTCGTTTTCGATATAACGGATATGAGCGGTAACGATGACGTTGGTTGCGAAATTTGCGCTAGTGAGGAGGGCGAGGACACTCTCAACAGCGTCTTGGGTGTCTTTGTACAACGCACGAACGTCGTACTTCCCATCCTTGCCTTTAACCACAAGCGGCTCACGGAATGCCCATGCTGCGTCGGAGAGGAAGGACATGGAGTCGAGGACGAGGATGCACTCTGGACCCCATTCCGCAGGGATGCCTAGGTCGGTTTCCTCACCGTCGATGGTGTACTTCCATCGATCCAGCATTTTAATCGCGTCAACAAATGCCTTAGCGGCACCAGATATTACCGGACCTTCTGCGGAGGATTTGTACTTATCACGCAATGTGCGAAATTCGACGTTGCCCAAGTTCTCCGGGCAGGTATGGAGGATCATCTCCTTGAGGATGTCGAGGCCGTTGTCGAAGTCGAGGATGCGGAGTTTGTATCCGGCTTTGACAAGGGATGCGAGAGCGCCGGTTTTACCCGATCCGCTATCGCCGAGAAGGAGAAGTTTGGTGAAGTCGTTAGATTGATGGGCTGCGAGAGAGGGCATTGGCAAGTTCCCTTGTTTCTTTGGTTGTGATTTGCACTTCATGTTTACGGAATTGATCAGTAAGATAATACTCAGCCTCAGCCATTGCAGCCTTTGGGATATAGTGGTCTAGCATATAGATAATCTGCGTAGCCTGCTGACGAGCTATAAGTTCCTTGCGATCAAACTCTAACTTAGCCTCTAACGCGGTTTTAGCGGATTCCATCGTTCCTCCGAAGGTAGTTTGATGAAGTCGGCTTCAAGAAATCGTTCTCGAACCGAAGGGTCTTTCGAACAAACTCCCCTAAACCTACAACCCCCGAACTTATCACAAGCCGTGTCGTTCATCGGCCAATATCCTATTGTAGCATAGTTCTCCGCAGAATGCAACCAGAACTTTAAATCGTCAAGCCATTCTTTGGTTTGGTCCGGAGTGCGGTAGGTGAAGCCACGGACGTAGTTGTTGGGTTTATCGAGGAGAACTTGCGCAGCGTCGATGATTACGCCTTTGACCGCGGTGTTGAGAACGACTTGGCCTGCGAGGGTGTAAAGGGACATTTGATTGTTGGGCGACCATTGGTCCATGTAGTACGCACCGGGGGTGGTAGTAGTGGTCTTGCGATCCATAACGAGGATTGAGTCGTTGAAGTTGACAACGCGATCGAGATGGCCAGAGAGGATGTAGGGTTGACTAAGTTCTGATCGTGTCGAATCACCATTTTGAATTGAGAAACTGGATGCTGCTTTTGGATAAACATAAGCTGCCTGCGGACCCCAATCCAACTCAAACCTAAAACTCAATTCCGTTGCAGCTTCGCCATTCTCTCGAATAACCGTCTGCGCAGGATCGTCCTTGTACTTATCCAAATAATCTATGACAAGCTGCAAGAGTGTGCAATGGTTTTTATAATTGCCAGCCCGAGTGCTAGTGTCGACATCCCAATCGTGAATACGAGCAAGTAGAGCATGAATAGTGGTGTTGAGGGCGTCCTCATGGGATTGACCTTTCAAACGGTGATCGTCGTATTCTTCGAGGGCTTTGTGGTATTCGATGCCGAATTTGAGATGAACGGAAGATTGCTTCTCGGACCAACCGTCGATCATGATATATTGGTAGAGCCGAGGACAGGTTTTGAGATAGCCAAGGGAAGTCGAATCCCATGCGTACTGGATTTGAGTACCGGGGAGGAATGGGGAAAGAACGGTTTCGTTGGTCATGTTAATCACAATTGTAAAGAGTGACAGAACCTTTTAGATCGCGCAAACCATCAAAATTCGTGTCGGTAGTTTTCGCAATCTTACCCATAAATGGGCCATTTAAATGTATGTAAATTCCATTCTCATGATCGTGCAAAGTCATTACAATATTTCCTCTATCATCCTCCATAAGACGTGGATTAGTGCGAATTGTTTTGAGGTCACGGATTAAGTTAATAGACATCAAACCCTCCTATTAATCTTCGGTACAGCAGGCTTTAATCCCAACGCTTCCAAATCCAACTTCTGCGACGGACCTGTGTCCTTCTTTGCCTTGCTTCGTTTTCCACCCGCTTCCTTCGCAGCGCGCTGGTTGCGGTGATAGGCGATTACCCTATCGATGTCGAGCTTGGTCATCTCAAGGGGGTCGAGAGACATGAGCATATCGATGTCGTTGATTTCTGGTTTGTCATCACTCATCTTCGTCATCCTCGTAATCTTCGGGACAATATTTTTTAAAGAATGGGCGAAGTGAATCACTATACCATTCCCAATTGTCTACTCCGCCAGCTTCAAGGCACTGGAGTTTGTAAGCATCTCGTTCGAGTGGCTCAATGAAGTCCTTGATTTGCACGATAACGTTTTCAATAATATCTGCGTCTGTTTTAGATGCACATTCGACTTGAGCTAATTCCATTAAGATGGAAACAAGTTTAGGAGAAATCGCCATGTAGGTCCTCCAACTTCATCGGCTTCTTGGGCCGTAGGTGTTTGTTGCAATGGTCGTTAACGATCTCCCGAATCCGTCCAGTCCATCCACGGCCGTATTTTAGTTCGAGAAGGTCACGATCAGCTTCGTGGAGTTGGACACGGACAGGGACTAAATCCCCTTCGAACTTAGCGGGCATCGGGTAGCTCCACGGATTTCCGACACATGAACACTTCGTTCTTTCCTTGTGGGAGGAACATGATGACCTCCTCAAACTCCGGACGACTGGCGATGTCTCGGGCTTTGTAGAGTTCATCGCGGAGGGCTTTGGGATTATCGGTTTCGATGGCTACGCCGATTTCACTTTCGAGAACACGTTCGAAGAGTGGGATATAGACGCTAGGCGTTGGTTTGGCCATTTGTTTCGTCCTCGGTTTCGATTTCACTCAACATCTCAACTTCCCCAACGAACTTATCCTTGGGTTCGACGTAGACGAACCACGTATGATCTTCTCCTTCACGAACGCGAACTTGAAGCGTATCGTAAACGGATTGACCATAGAGCGGATCACCCTTTTCGTAGAGTTTCATATTCTCCCGTCGATCCACTGCCCTAGCGTTATGCATCCGCATTTGGTAATGCTTCGCCTCGGCTTCGGTGTCGAATGGGATGCGAATTCCCTTGGGGTCCTCGGTGGCTTTTTCAAACCGTTCGTAAACGTCGGTGTACGACATTCGGTTAGTAGGGATGGTCATTTCGAGCCTTTCACTTCTTGTGGCGTTGGCGATAGCGGCGAGCGTTGAACTTCTCGGGATTGCGGATTATGTAGATTACTTGTTCGGCGTATCTCTTTGACCACTTCATGCGATCCGCAATGGCTTTTACGGATAAGCCTTCCATTAACATATCGTAAACCTTGCGCCGAAGTGTCCCAGGTTTCGGGATCGACCATCCCTTCTCGTTGCGTAAGTTTAGCTTCGTGCCGATCTTTCTTCCGTTGTGCTTTGGCTCGGGCTTTGGCGCGCTTGATTTTGCGGTTGGCGTTTTGGGTTTTGTAACAGGACATTGGAGGTATGGCGGTATGGGGTTGGCGTTAGGGGCGAGTTTTACCATTGAATGGTTTCCGAAGCGATTTCGAAGAGTTTGTCAGAGGATCGGGTTTGAATTACGTAGCGAAGATTACGGTCTTGCTGCCCTTCGCCGATTACATGAGGATCGAGATGATAGACTAGTGGGAATTCAAGGCCCTTGGATTTATGCCCGGTCATTAGCTGAATCGCACCACGTTGGCGAAATAGATGCTCGGCATAGCTAATCGCCGTACCAAGGGTTGATCCATGACGAACGATGATCTTCATACACTCCGCTTGGTCATGGGCGGTGCGGGAGTTTTTGGCAAGTTTGGCTGCGAGCCATTCGTCAATTGCTGCAAGAGTTGCTGATTGGCTAAGGCTTTCATCGCCAAGTTTTTGTAACGTCTTGATAAGTCTTGGGCCGATTTCAGTGCCGACGATGTTAATGGACCTACCTGCTGCGATAAGCTTAAAAGCAAGAGCAAAGAGAGGAGCGTTAAGGCGGCAAATGAATACGGCATTTTCCTCAATGTCCTCGACTTTGTGATAATCTCGGCAACCGACTTCACCACCCCGTTTCAACCACTTGAAATGCGGCACATGCCATTGCGCACCGCGAACGATTGCCTCAGGGCAACGGAAGCTTACGGACAAATCAAGCGGGGTCATGTTGTAGGCCTTTTCAGCCTGTGCCATGCCTCCGGCTTTAGCCCCACGGAATCCATAGATGTTTTGGTTTGGATCGCCAACACCAATCAACCTTCGCGTTCCGACCAATCTCCGGATCATCTCATGATTAACGGGGGACAAATCCTGATACTCGTCAACGAGGGTGAGAGGGAACTTTGGGTATACTCCTCCGAATAACGCTGACATGTAGATTTGATCATTATAGTCGATCGTGCCGGAGTAGGACAGTTGGATAGATCGCCTAAGCATGGCGTCGATAAGATCGGACACCAAGTCATCGGGTTCTTCATCGAGAGCGTGGTGCAAAGCGGACTGTGTGATAAGGCGGGTTGCGTTGGAATGGATGCCATCAGGGATATAACCAAGAGCCTTAGCCATTTCAACCCCTTGGCGGACTTGATCATAGCTGTCCCACACTGCACGAGCGGCTTCGCCTTTGACTTCATCTGCGATTTCCTTGAAGAGGGTGTAGGTTTTCTTGGTATCGACTTTGAGGGACTTGCCGATAGCGGATGCCCAGATGCGATGACCGAGGGAGTTGAATGTGCGAACGGTGGTGGTGCCTTGCATACGAGTGACGGCCTCGTCTGCGTTGCGTTTGTTGAATACGAGATACATAACCGGCTTTTGCTTAGCGGCGCGCTCGATCATTTCGAGGGTTGAGGTTTTGCCGCAACCGGCGAGGGCGTTAAGCATCAGGTTAGCTTCGGTAGTTTTAGCGTGGTGGAGGATGGTGTCTTGTTCTGCGGTGTTGGCGTGGGTCATTGAACGGTTCCATTATCTTCGGTAACAGAAAGGATTGAACGATGGCATTCGTCAGCGAGGGCTTGGCGAGAAGGGTGGCCTCCGCAATCAGGGAGTTTGTCGAGTTCTACTATTGCGACGATTAGGGTTGTGTAGGCCTCTGCGGGGCCTTGACAGAACATTTGTAGCAATGCAATAACGGCTTGGACTTTGGCTGGATCAACGCTGGTCCATTCGTAATCGGAGTCGCTCATGGCAAATACTTCCTTCTCAATTCTTCAAGATTAACTCCGCAACCAACCACGTGGTCGATGGAGTGGAGTTTGGCATACTGCGCTCGCCAACCTGTTTCGTGTTCCACAACCTCACCCCAACATTTGACTGTGCCAAATGCGTAGCCGAAGATTGTGTAGACTTTTATTCCCATAGATTGCCAATTATGATCCATATATTGAATTGGACAAATCCAATCGGCATCGAGTTGCTTAGCAAATTCGATTTTCAATTGGTCACGGTCGAAGTATGAATATACTCCCTCAAAGATTGGATTATTTATAGAGAAATTTCTTTTTATAATCTTATTCACGTCTCCACTAACCGTCTCTCCCGACTTCCAGATTTTATTCGCAACGAGAGAATGTAGGGTTGTTGGATTGTTTCGGATAACCCAAGCCCGATGGCCGATTATTTCGCCGGTTCTAATTCCGGCGTATGGGATGGGTTGGGGCTCGGGCTCGGGCTCGGTGAAGGAATCGAAGGATAAGAAGGTTCGGGTGATGTGGGACCAGTTGGCAATGGTGAGACTTGGGGTGTTGGTGCTGTAATCGGTTCCGTTAACGGAATTACCGTGTGACGTCTTACCGGGTCGCCGATGTTTGCCATTGGGGTTCCTTGTAGGTTGGTTGAGCATGGAATGATATGGAAGTGGTTTGGGGAGTTTCACGGAACGGTTCCCTTATTTTACCAATGATACCACATTGGGCGGAGAAGGTCAAGTGTTATTGTACCTTCATCCCTCTCATTGCCAAATGGGTCACGCCTTTGACGGTTTGTTCGAGGAGTTGGCCAATGCCAAGAAACCCGGAGCCGATAATTTCATCGCCATTAGCCTTGCGAAGGTGGCCAAGAACCATAGCGCATTCCGCAGCCAATCGAAGGTGTTCGCAGAGACGTGAATAGGTAATGGCTTCATCGGCTTGACCACCTTTGGTTTCGTATTTGGGGTAGGATGATGGGTCGCTCATAGCTTACCTTCCGTATGTTGACGTGCGAGTTGTTCGCCTCTTAATCGAGCTATAACATCTTCGCCAATTTTGTCCGATTCAGATTTCACTTTAGGGTCGTGTTCGCTACGTGCCATGTGAGGATCGATCTTAGCAATTAGGTGACCTACACCTTGGTTGGTGATGTCTAGCTTTGCATCCATGTGCTTCAACATGGTCTGCGTCATAAGTCCTTGATTGTGGGAATAACTTAGATGGGTAACTATATCATCTATGCCTAGCCATCTGCGGATTAGGTTTCTCATTTCGGCTTCCTCATGTTGTAAGTTGGATCGTTGCGCCAATTAGGCTGTTCCGCG